CTTTACTTCTTTGATCTTTCCTCCTTTGCTCTGGAAGGACTCCATCATCGCTGCGAGTTCTGCCTTGTTCATCTCGTCTTGCTCCGTTGTTCGTTTCGTTAAACAGAGACTAGACCCGCCAGAATTCCACGTCAAGCAAAAATGCTAAAATAGTCAAAACCATTTACAGGCCACGAAAATGACGCTCCAGTACTCAGTAGCAGTAAACAACGCACGCCTTGATGCATTCGAAAGCACGGCTGTTCGGTCTATTTACCTAAAGATTAAGGATCGCTGATGCCTAGTATCGAGCAGATCAAGCAATACTTCTTGGCGTATGGGATTCCAGTTCCGCCTGACTTTATCCTGCAACTTTGGATTGATTCAGTAGAAGTCATTCAGCCGTGCCTGGATGGCGCCGGTTATCCAGAGGCCACGCAGACTCTTATCTATCTTTACCTCCTTGGATTGACTGGCTATGTCAACGTGGATCGCCAAATCAGCTCGCAGACTGCTCCGTCTGGTGCTTCTCAGTCTTTTCGTTGGGGTTCTTTCGTTGACCGTTATCGCTCTCTGCGCTCTCTTCTTGGTACGCTGGACACTTCTGGTTGTACAGCTTCGGTAATTCCGCCTGAGCCTGGCGCTAGTGCTGGCCTGTGGGTTTCCACTGGCGGGAAGTGCTGCTAATGGCCTTCATGTCCGCGTGGTACATGATCGATACTGCAACCGTATACCCTCGTTTAGCTGAAGGCGATTGGGGAGGTGGCGTCACATACGGAACCCCGTACACAATCCTATGTGGTCACGAAGGTGTATCGCGCCAATCACGAGACGCAGAAGGCGCTGAGTTCGTGACGCGGGATATCTATTACACGGGCGACACTCGTCCAGCATTCCTAGACCGCATCGCATACGGCGACACTACAGCGCAAACCTGGGACGCTGCATCAGCCGCAGAGATTCGCAAGGTTGCACGTCACGGCATGTCAGCATTCGGCTATGAAGACGAATACGATCTGGAGACTGTCTAATGGCGGTTAAAGGGTTGCGCGAGGTTCGTAATTCCTTGCATAAGCTCATGGGCGAGATATCTGGTCCGATGGCAGAGAAGGCTCTTACTGAAGTAATGATCGTTGCTGGTGGATATGCCGCGACAATGACGCCAATCGACACAAGCAACCTGATCAATAGCCAGTTCCGGAAGATATCTAAGTCTGGAACCAAAGTGTCAGCCATGCTTGGCTATACGGCTGCATATGCAGCAGCTGTGCATGACAAGAAAGGTACGCTTCTTGGTTCGAATACGCCTCGCTCTAAATCTGATCCGTCGCGAGGTAATGTATGGGATCCAGATGCAGAGCCAGGATTCTTGCGTAAGGCGTTCGAAGATGCAGACGCTCGTGCGGATATAGACGCTACAATCGCAAGGAACATGACGATATGAGCCACACACCAATCAACCTATTCCGCGACTGGCTAGAGTCTTATGTCTCAACGGCTGGCTATACAATTAGTCGCGGGATGTGGGAAGAGACTAACAACTCGACAAAGAAGTTCGTAGCTGTCTGGTCTGACTCTGGCCGCACGCCTAATGGTGAAATCCAGTATCCGCATATCCGCGTAATCGTAACCGGTCGCGCTAATGGTCGAGCACTTGGCGATGCAGAAGTAGCTGAGCTATTTGTTGAATCGCTGTTTGATGCGGCAATAGCCAACTTTGAAACTAGCTGCATGCTACAAATCAGACCGATAGGTTCTATTATGGGACCGTATTACACAGAGACAAACCGACCGTGGCTAGAAATTAATTTCGAGCTGACGTGTTAAACTATCACTTGAAATATGCGCTCAGTTGTGGGCGATACTCAACAACCTTATAGGAGGCGCCGAGAATGGCCCTTAACTGTGCAAGTTCTAAATTCGTAGGTAAGAGCGTTCTCGCAGAGTTCGCGCTTGCTTGCGGCGATGTTGATCCGCTGACGCTGACGTGGTTGCCACTGGGTGCTGCTCGTAACAAGTCGCTGACTATGAGCGCCGATACCGTTGACGCTACTGCCGATGATTCGGTAGGCGGTTTCCGTGACACCTTGATCACCTACAAAACCTTCGAAGTTTCTATCGATGGCGTGACCAAGCGCGATGATGGCACTACCTCTAACCAGCAAATGCTGTTTAACCACTTCGTCACCGATCCACAGCCGTATGTCTGGATTCGTTTGACTGGCCCGATCAATACCGTTACCGGCTTCTGCATCCTGACCGAGTTCAGCCAAGAGTTCCCGTATGACGATATCGCTACCTATTCGATCACTGCAAGCGCTACCTCGCGCCCTGGTGGCCTGGCTAGCGTAATTGTTGCGCCTACTCCAATCGCCATCACTTCTGTTTCCGTATCGCCTACCACTGCAACTGTGGCTGTCGGCAACGTAACCAACTTGATTGCCAAGGCTCTGCCTGCTGCTGCCGACCAGCATTTCACTTTTGTTTCAGGCACACCAGCAAAAGCAACAGTGTCTTCTACAGGTGTCGTTACTGGTGTTGCTGCTGGTACTTCGGTTATCACCGCTACCTCTGTAGCCGATCCGACCAAAACCGCCACCATGACCGTTACAGTGGTCTAAGGCAAGCAGATACACAAAGCCCCCTATCAGGGGGCTTTTTATTGGGTCAGATTTCTTTCTTGGCAAACGCACGATACTTGGCGGGCTCAAGGCAAGCGAATCGTGGCTGTTCTCCGCTAGCCCTGTTACTGTCATTCAGGAACTCCGCCATTTGAAAGCAGTCCGTGTCGGACTCCATAGCAAAGTTTTTTGTGGCGTCAATGTAATCGCAGCCAACGTCAGAGCATAGACCGATAACCAGCAACAGAGTAAGCATTTCTTATCCTTGAGTTTGTGTGTGCTGGCCGAGTATAGCTAGGATCCGTAGCGCGTCAATACCCCGTGGTAAAATAATTCAATTATCTATGGACTCGAAAAATGCGAGCTATCACTTCTGTAGGAGAGGTTGGGGTTAGCCTTGGCGATCATGACTTCCTTTTCAGGCCATCGTTTAAAGCCATTGACTCTCTCGGCTCATCGACCGAGATCGTAAACAAATTCAGCCTGCTTTTCTCTTCTCCGAATATTAATCCGTTCTGGCCTGTGCCTTCGTATAGGACGTGGGAGCGTGAAGTAATGGCTACAGCATATGACGTACTGGTGGCCTGCTGTGATGCTGACTTGACGCCACTGATTGGACATATGGGCACGCGCTGGGGATCCTTCGTTCCTGGCGCTATGCCTTCTAACGACATGGTTCACTTAGCTAGATGCCTGATGAAGCATGGGATTATCGGAATAAAGCCAGAAGGTCGCCTCCTGAGCAAGCCAGATTCTGAATACGTGCCAGAGTTCAAGGCGCGTGATTTTGTGGCTCAGGCAATCGCGCATCTTGGCCTATCTAGTGAGCAAGCCTGGAACCTGACAATGACAGAGTTCTCGGGCGCCATGCAGTCAAAATTCGGCAAGCCAGAAACATTACCTCCAGAAGAAGAGCACGACGAAGCCATGTCGCGCCTCGCTGAAATCAACAGATTGCGTCAGTATCAGGTGAACAAATGAGCAACCTCGGAACCATCACATATCAAGTTGAAGTGGAAACGGCTGCGCTCGTTACCGGTACTGAGAAAGCAGATAAGCAACTGGACAAGCTTGATTCGGCTCTTAACAAGCTTGATGGCTCGGCCAATGGAGCCACTAGAGCAGTAGGCGGGACTGGTGCTGCGCTAAACACTACCGGAGCATCTGCCGCTGATGCTGGAAAGAAGATTGATGGCGCTGGATCTTCTCTTAAGGTTGTAGAAGCCTCTGCTGATGGTGCTGGAAAGGCAATCAATAAGGTAGGCACAGGGTTAAAGCAAACATCTTCGGCCATAGACAAGGCTACAAGTAGCTCGTCCAAGTTCTCTTTTGTCTTGTCGCCTCTTGCTACTTCCATATCTGGATTGGTAAGTGTTGCAGCGTTAGCGAGCCTGCAAAAGTTGAGCGAGCAATTCACGCTGCTCGAATCTCGCGTCATGCGGCTGTCTGGTAGCGCCGCTGATGCCAAGACCAACTACGCGGCTCTTGTGCAAATTTCTTCTGCTGGCGGATCCGACCTCACTACCACTATCAAGCTGTGGGAAAGCCTTACTGCATCTCTTAAAAGTCTTGGCGTAACTAGGGATCAGATTCTTAGTCTGACTGATACGCTGCAAAAGATCGGCAAGATTGGTGGCTCTAGCGCTGAAGAGATAAGCGCAGCATTGCGTCAGTTCAGCCAGTCGGTTGCTGGCGGCACTCTGCGCGCTGAAGAATTCAACTCGATCATTGAGCAGATGCCAGAGCTTGGCCGCAAGATTGCGGACGGCCTTGGTATTCCGTTCAACGAGCTTCGTCAACAGATGCTTGACGGCAAGCTGACTATTGACCGCGTGCTTGAGGCTATCTACAAGCAAACCGGCAAGGTAAATGAAGAGTTCAATAAAGTTCCTCGATCTGTAGGAGCGGCTACCAACGCAATCGTCAACTCTATGGGCGTTGCAATCTCTAAGATTGACCAGGCTACGGGCGCTTCCAACGCTCTTGCAAAAGCTCTAGACGCAGTGGCCAAGGGCATACGTCTTTCTGCTGGCGACCTTGATAACCAGCAGAAGCTAGCTGTAGCTGTTCAGAAAAGAGCAGATATTCAAGCAAAACTTGCTGATCCGCTTACTGGCAGCGCTACGCGAAAAGCAGCAGAAAAAGAGCTAGCAATCCTCAACGACCAGATTAAAGCGATCCAAGACAGAAAGGTTGAAGAACAAAAAGGCGAGAACGAAAAGCTAAAAATCACCGCGCCAAAGAATGCGCCTAAGACAGACTCTCAGAAGGCTATCGACAAACTCAAGGAAGAGGCAGACGCAGCTAAGCTGACCGGTGAAGAAAAAGCCAAGCTGATCGCAGTTCAAAAGCTTGGCGACAAGGCAACTGAAGCAGAGAAAGCTCAAGCCGCATCTCTTGGCGCTGAGATCTATAAGCTAGATACCGCCACAAAAGAATTGACGGCGAGCAAAAAGAAAGGAATTGCAGAGACATCTGCGGCTGCGAAAAAGTCTGAAGCGGAAGCTAAAAAGGCCGCAACAGAAGAGCGCAAGGGTGTAGAGGAAAACCAGAAGTCATTCGCAAAGCTTGGCGCAGAACTAGCCAGCGTTGGTAAGTCTGCGCGCGATCTAGCTATGGATCAGGCCGCTCTAACGCTCAACAAATACGCAACCCCAGAACAAGTCCAGTCGATTCGCGATATTGCTGGTGCGTTCTATGATGCCAAGACTGCGAAAGATACTCTTGCCCGTGTTGATCCTGCTGCAAACGCTACCCAGGCCTACACTCAGCAACTGAAAGACCTGCAAACAGTCAACGATATGAAGTTGTTGAGCGATACCGATTACCTGGCACTTAAGGAGCAAGCCGAGACCGACTACAACGCTAGAATGATGGAGATTGAGACTCAGCGGTTTGCTGCTCAATCGGCAGGCAATCAGGCGCTGATTGACGGACTGGACGCTCTTGGATCTGCTGGTACTCAAGCATTGGGCGGTCTGCTCTCTGGCACCATGAGCCTCCAAGACGCGCTGGGTAATATCGCTAACACCGTCCTGAATGCTGTTATTGGCTCGTTCGTACAGGCTGGTATCGAGTGGGTTAAGCAGCAGATCGTCATGGCATCTGTGGGGCAAGCAACCGCCGCCGCTGCAACCGCCGCATCTGTTGGCGAGGCTGGTATTGTTGCCGCTGCGTGGGCTCCTGCTGCTGCTATGGCGTCTCTTGCATCGTTCGGCACCAACTCCGTGCCAGCTGCTGCTGCCTTGTCTTCAACCACGGCGCTTGCCTCAGGACTGGCGCTTGTTGGTGGTCGCGCCTTGGGTGGCCCCGTACAAGCTGACGGCATGTACCGAGTGAACGAAACCGGCGCTCCAGAGATCTTCAATGCTGCCAATGGTCGTCAGTACATGATGCCTAACAGTCGTGGAGATGTCGTTAGCAATAATGATGCAACCTCTGGCGGATCAGGTGCCGGTGCTGCTCCAATCATCAACAACCATAACTACTCTGGCCAGTCGATGCAGTCCAGCGCTAAGTTCAGCGAGGCTGATCGTCGCTGGGTTATTGATACAATTGTTGGCGACATGATGGGCGACGGCAAGACTGGCCGCGCTGTCAACCAAACTACCGGCACAAGGAAGCAAGGCGTATGAGTACGCTAATCGAGCGCGTCTATGCATCGGCAGGCTCTGAGGTAATCATTGATACCATCGAGCTTGCATGCTCAGCTTGGAATGAATCGATTTACATCGTCAAGGGCTTTGAGGATATGACTCTAGGCATTGACGGCATTACCTATAAGTCGTTTATGGCCGCACCAATCTCCATTGCTCTGCCAAAGAAGAACAACCAAGGCGCACAGACGCTGAACTTTGCAATTGATAACGTTACTGGCCAGGCTCAACGCTTGATCGATACCGCTATTGAGAGCGAGCAGCGTATCCGGCTGACATTCCGTCGATACCTGAACACTGATCTAACTCAGCCGTCGGAGCGCGAGTTTTACGCGACCGTGCTTGGCGGCAATGTAAGCGGGACTACGGTTTCTATTGAGGCTGGCTTTGTCGATGCGCTGAACTATGCATGGCCTCGCAAGGTGTACAACACTACTGAATTTCCGGGTCTAAAATATCTTTAATGGACTGGATTAATAGATTCCTCTCATCGACATACGAAGATGGCGCTCGCGGTCCAGATAAATGGGACTGTTTCGGCATGACGAGATTCGTCCGTCACCACCATTGCGGAAAACGCCTACTCCCATCATTCGGCGCAATCCGCAACACGCAGCCAAAAGAATTCACTCGCGCCTATCAACAAGAAGCGGCCTCAATGGAAGAATGCGCGCCGGAGCACGGCGCAATAGCAGCCGTATTCCGTGGACCTTTATGCATCCATGTCGCTGTTATAATTGAACTAGAAAATGGACTGCACGCGCTTGAGATAAACCCAAAGAAGGGTGCCCGCCTGCTGAGAGTCCACGATTTTGAATCCCAATACCTAAGAGTGATTTATTACCGTGACCGTTAGAGTATTCGGATCAAAGCTTAACGATGAGCCATGCGAAGAATATTCGGTTGGCGGTATCTCTGTGCGTGACTGGCTGGCCGAGAACGTGCCTAGCTATTCTGATATGGATGTTCACCCGATCAGCGTTTCGCTTAATGGATCAGTTGTTGATGCTAGCGAGTGGGCGCTAACTGTCTTCTCGAAAGACGACACAGTTGATATTGTCATTGAGCCAAAAGGAACAGAACTGTTCTTCGGAGCACTGTTCTTAGTCGCCATCAAGCTGATGACGCCAAAGATTCCGAAAGTTAATGCTACTAGCCAGAACGGCGAAGGTATTAACGAGGCGTCTATTAAGGGCAACAAGGTCAAGATCAACTCTCCTGTGCGCGAGATTGCAGGCCGTCGCAAGGTTTATCCGGACTACCTTCTGCCTCCGCGCCGCTACTTTGCTAG